ACCAGTAGCTACATACTGAGTAATGGCTAATTTATTTGAACTAGGTATGTCATCTTCTTGCATCATGGGTGATACAGACGTAGATGGATAATACTTTTTCTTACCCATAATAGTTACCTCTAAATAAAAAGAGAGCCTAGTGGCTCTCTTATATCAAGTCAACTTATACACTAGGCTGTTGTAGTGATGTTTAACACATTACTACTTAGAGATACACCAGTACCTGCATCCTTAGATCTAACACTAAAGGCATAAGTAGTGGAAGGACTTAAACCTGGTATAGTGACCCCACTGGACAAACCAACTGTAGCTACCATAGTACCATCCTTATACACGTTGTACCCAACAGTATCACCACCTGATGCTAACTCAGGCCATGTTATTTTAGCTGTAGTACTTGTTACAGTACTTGCTGAGATAACTGGAGGAATTAATCCACTAGGTCCTACTACAGGCGTTACCCCAATACCTTGATACATCTTAGCAACTGCAGCACCAATATTATTGTCGCGTAGTAAGTTACTGTTGTTCTGTTCACCAATATCATTGTTTACTCTAGTGACCCAAGTATCCAACATGATCTTAGCTACCTTCTGTTCTGCATCCCTGTCATACCCTACAGTCTGTGCCTTCATCAGGTTACGTTGACTATCTAGTATAGAATCAGCACCGATAGCAGAAGCATCTGTTTGACCTGTCTCTGTGGTGATCTTCTTGAGGTATAAGTCTTTCTGTGCAATAACACTCAAAGTCTCCTCAATAGTATTGAGTATCTTCTTCTGAGCCATAGTAATTTCTTCATTTTTCAATAAAGAATTCTTACCTTGGATCTCATACTCTTTGTCTTGTAGTAAACCTTGCTTAAGTAAGTTAGCCACCTCTACAGGATTTTTAGTAGTTAAGTCATACTGACCAAGAGCATCTTGTGTAGTTAACAAAATACCTTGCTTAGTTAAGTTAACCCTTTCTGCAGCCATATTAGCTATCTGGCTTGGTACAACAGATTCTATACGTTGTATGTTCTCTTCAATTTCATAATTCAATTTAGTTTGCTGTTTCTGTAACAGAACTAATTCCTCAGGTTTAAGGTTTGTTAATTCATAGGAAGCTATAGCATATTGTATGGTGAGTAAGTCACCCTGCTTGGTGAGATTAGCTATCTCTACTGGTGCTTTATTAACTAACTCATAGGAAGCTGCTTCTAACTGTTTAACCGCTAGGTCATACTGTGCTTCTTTAACCTTAGCTTCCCATATAAGGTTATTGATCTCATAGGATTGTTGTTCTTTAGCTAAAGCTAAAGCAATACCTTGTTGTAGTGTTGCTTGGTATGCACCTAAATACAGATTGGCATACTCAGTACCTGTAATACGATTCTTCTCATACTGGGTATTTAAGTGTGCAGTCATAGTGCGAAGCAGTTGATCCAATACCCCCCTACCTGAGACTGTCCCATCAGTGATACGACTGATATCTAGCGTCTCAGGGAATGTAGCAGTGATCTCAGGTAGTATGGTAGCAGTCATAATTACTCGTCCTTAGCAGAGCGCATAGCTTGTACACGAGCTAGTTCTTTAAGCTCTTGTGGAGTTAAAGGAGGTAGCACTTCAATAGCGTATTCTCTTACGAGCTTACTCTTAGGGATATCTACACCACCTTTACCCTTCACTGTATAGAAGGTTTGGAATTGCTTCTCTCGCATTACATCAAGAATAATCTGAGGAACATGATAACCATCTTTAGTATTAAAGATTACCATCTTACGAACAGTAGCTAATAATGAATTACTTACGGTAAAGATTTCACCTTGTAGTTCACGCTTAGCAGGATTCATACAAGTCACGTTTACACGGATCAACTTAGTAGCATGATCACGAATACGCTTGATACGCTGCTCACGTGTCTCTGCTACTGGCTCAGAAACTTCTTCAGTCTCTGCTTCTTCTTTACCATAGATCAATTCTTTGAGTGTTTCTGTAGGCGTATTGGCTTTATATTTAATGCCTAATAGGTCAGCACGTGCTTTAAGTGTTTCACGTTCAGAAGGAATTACTGGTGTGTCTGTCATGATAATTTCTCTACTTGTTAGTAAGATAAAAGGGAGCTAATGCTCCCCTCTAGTTTTTTGGCTATTACATTTTAGCCAATGTTTTAATTAAAGCAATACGCTCAGCTCGTTGAACCATAAAGCCGTAATACCACTTAATTGAACTAAACCCAACTTCACCAAATGGATCTGTCTTGTCTGCTGTTGCATCACCTGGTTTCTTCATGATGGTTTTAAACTTCACAGACTTACCATCAGTTTGGAAACCAATAGTAGTAAATGAACCTTGACCCACAACCAACATTGGGAATACATCATAATGAGAGTCAGTAGAGTAGTAATCAGCATGACCTGTAGATTTACTACCTGCACCAGTCCACTTCATCATTTCAGGTACTACAACGATACGGAACATATCCACACTACCAATCTCACCTGTTAACAACGTAGTGTTAGCAGCATATTGGTGTGCTTGAATGAATGCAGGATTACCATGCAAATCAACCATTGCTCGTAGTGTAGGAATCAACTCAGATCCAATGAACATAACACGAGACATGGTTAATGTACGGGTATCTGTCATACGACTACCAGAGAGTACTGTAGTATTCTTAGGTGTACGGTTGTTATCTAAGTCGATACTCAAATGCAAGATATCACTATAGCTAACGATATCACCAGCATCTAATGTAACAGTGCTAACTGCACCACCTGCATAACGAATAGTACCTGCAGCATTTAACAAATCTACCTGTAAGGCATCTTCTGTTAACTCTGCAGCACCATTCAATAGCTCACGGTTGATGTGCATCTCTAATTCAGCATCAGTGTCGAAGTCCATAGACTCCTGTGTCCACTCATGGAAGAAACCAAACTTAGCGAAGGTACCTTCAATAGTTTTACGTTTGAAACCAACACGGTTGACACGACCACCAGATTCACCAACTAAAGGTAGTTTATCTGAGATAGAACCAACATCTTTACTGGAACCATACAGATTACCTGAGCCTTGAGATGCAATAGCACCTACACCTAATGCGGTAGCTGCAGCAGAGTTAGATAACGTGTACTTAGCAGATAAGCCACCTACTAAGACAACATTAGCAAAGCCTGTACCACCACTATCTACACCTAATGCAGTAGCTATCAAAGTATTACCAATGTTTGCATTGATAGCTGCAGCTGCAGTAGCTCTGTTTGCATTAGCTACAACCAAAGTAGAGTAAGGATAACGAACAGTGTATTCAGTATTGAGGATAGTTGCACCTGCAGCATCAATACCCTGATCGTTAATGTTCTCGTCATCTAACATGGGAATGTAAACATAACCCTTAATGGTTTTACCCATGTTCTTAGGCATGTTCTCAATATCAGCTAAAGCACCAAAGTAGGTGGTTTTAGCAATATCAATCAATGCCTTCTTTTGATAGTAATGTTGTTGAATCTGAGTACCAATGGTAGATGGATTACCATCACCGTAAACTGCTGTTGCCATAATCGTAGTCTCTCATAATTAAAAGTTTGTTACAGGTTGCCTTATACCTTAGGCAAACCCTGCTTTGCAAATTCCTCATCAGACATAGCTAAGAAATCTGTTTTGATACTCTTACTACTTGAACCTTTTGAGCCAGACACTGCAAGTGACTTGCGTCTTTGATCCAAGGAAGTATCAGCAGGTTTGTTTCTGTTCTTAACAGGGATAGTAGGGTTGGCTTGGTTCAATTTACCTTGCGCCTGTAGCGCATTGCCTGCAATCTGATAAGCCTGTAAGTCTGGTACCTGCAAACGACCAAAGGCTCTCTCACGCTTAATGTAGTCCATAATTACTTTGTAGATTCCAGACTGAGCATGTCCAACTAAGTCCCGTAGAATATGGGGATTAGCTGCAATATGGCTACGACTGGCTTCATCAAAAGCATTACCAACATCACTAATTACTTCTGCATACCCTACCTCTCCCTGCAGCTCAGCTAACGTATCATCTAATGTTAAGGTACTCTCATCAGGAGCTTTGGCGATAGCTTTATAACTATCTGCCTTCTCTTGAGAGTCAATATCATATAGATCTACTTCACTGTCTTTAAACAGCTTAGCCATAGCACTAGGATCTTTATTATAAACATCTATAAGAAACCCGACCTTCTCTTCACTCAGTAAGCCATGTTGTTCCAACATCTTAAGTAATGCCCTACTAGGCTTAAGATCTTGCATGTTCTTACTGTAGCTAACACCCTTCTGCATTAGTGAGATTGCTTCTGCAGGTGTCTCAATACTGATCATAGTACCATTGGCTTTAAAGGGTGCAGTGATTGCTGCATAGAAAGCTTTGTAATCTATTTCAGTATCTTCTTCCTGTGTATCTTCTTCCTGAGAATTGTCTGCTTTCTCAGGTTCAGATGAACCATCAGATTCCGTACCCTCAACATCCTGAGGACTGTCGTCCTCATCCTGTTGGGGTACTACATCTTCTGGTTCATCAACTAATGTATTAGGATCCAAGTTAAGTACGTCTGCATCGGACATTTCCAATGGATTGATGTCTTGCTCTTTACTTGTTGTCATTATGCTTCCTCATAGAGTTTATCTAGTTCGTTTTGGGAATCAAGAATATCATTGACTGCTAAAGCACCTTGAGCCAGTACTGAGTGTAAGTACTGATTTAGGAAGCTGATAGAATCAATCGCTCTGTTGACCTCATCAGGTTTTAAAGAACTTACTTTCTCATGTACGAGTCTGATAGCTTCCTTTTGCAAGTAGCCTTCAATAATAAGTAAATTAAAATCTGCATTCTGGTTCAGACGAATCAAAGCATCAGCAAGTGCCTTATCAGCCTTTGCTTTCTCAATACCTAACTCCAGTTCTTCAGTCTCAGTCATACATACCCCCAATAGTTATAAGAAGCGTAAGCTTATAACTTACGCTCATATAACTTTAATACAGTTACTTACCTTTTGCACCTGATTTATTTTCATGCTCTATAATGCCATTAGCTGCTTTAGTAATATCTAACGTAGTATGAGCACCAACTTTAGCTCCTACTTTACGTGCAACAGAGACAGCAGCTTGCTTAGCTAACTCTACCCCACCCTTAGCAGGACCACCAATGAGAGGCAAAGAAGATAAAGCAGCTAAGCCTACACCTAACCCATTACCCCTCTCTGCTGCATCCTTTGTACTACCTATTGCACTACCTAAACTTGTCATAGGATTTGAAGCCCTTGAGAGTCTCTCAGCAGCTGTAGGATTACTATCTTCAAATCTCTGGTTATCCTTACTCCAGAAATCTCCTACATCTAGTACACCATCTTTGATAGCAGTTAATGCATTTAAACCAACAGCGTAAACCTGTTCAGGAGTCATGTGGAACTCACCATTACTCACATTAACAGGTACTTTACCCAGCTCTTTTAGTTTCTCTGAGCCTGCTGATTTAGTAACGTCTGCAGGTAAAATAAAACTACCTTGTTGCATATTAGCTCTAATACTGTCTGATCGACTAGAACCAAATCCTGTAATCAGTCCTCCTTCAGCGAATGACTGAACAGGTTGTTGAGGTATCTTACCACTAAGCCCTGACTTAAGTAGTTCAACGTCTAGTGCACCTTCTCTCTTACTCTGTTGATTGGCTAAAGCATTCCGACCATCTAGCTCTTTAGCAGCTAACATAGCCTTATGTTCATTAGCTTGTTTTTGCATCTCACGATCATGGTCTATGCCTCCTGCTTTTTCCATAAACTTAAGATTACTGTTATCAGCACTTGCCTGTAAGTTTTGTGCTCTTGCCTCTTCTACACCTGCCTTAGCTTGATAGTATGGTAGTTTAGACATAATCTCTTCAGCTTGAGCATTCAATAACGCAGTCTCTGCAGCTCTATACTCCATCTCCAACTGCTTCATTTGTTCTGCCATTGGATCAGGTTGTGGTTGGTAATCCTCAATCTGTTTAGCAAGTAATGGTGCTTTCCTTAACTTAGCAATCTCTACCAGGATCATCTTAGTCATACCTGGATCCATGTTACTGCCCATAGTCTGCAACATGAAAGATAGTTCTTGTGCCTTAGCTTCATCTGCTTCAGCAGTAGAGATAGTCAATCGTAAATCTACATTACCTGCTAAGTCATCACGTCTTACAGGAATAAACGTATCATTGGTTACACGAACTACTTGTTCCTCATCCAACAATACAGCATTCAATGAAATGATCTTACGACCTATTTCAATAACACCTTGAGCCAAGCGTCTAAGGATACCTGCCTCTCTCTTACTTGCTGCATCTAATACCCCTCTAACAGCAGCAGACGTTGTACCACTACCACCTAAACTATTACCCTGAATACCCTGACTGAATGCTTTAACACCTGTCATAGAGTCAGCATCATTAGAGAAGATACCCACTAGACTCAATGCAGAATTAGGAATATCAGGAAAGGAATGACTATGTACATGGAGTCTTGGATCATAATTAGGGTTGTACTCATAATCACTTCCACGCTCAAACTTACGCTTATTCGTAGGATCTAACATTCCCTTAGCGATACCTGTTTGAGCATTAGCAGAACGACCCATTGCATCTACCATACCCCGTATCAATGCACCAAGTACCTTTTGGTTATCCTCCAATAAAGCACCATCAGGTTCACCATAAATACTCTTACGTACAGGTAAGTACTGAACAAAGGTATAAGGAGGTTTCTTATCAGGATAGGGATTCAACTCCATACGAATAAAAGTAGAACCAACCCAAGTAGCTACAATGGGTACTGCTACACCTGAGCCATCAATATCCCAGTTACCCCAGTATTCATAAGCAACAATCTTCTTTCTTGCCTCATCTGCAAACTTAAAAGAACCTGCTTCTTTACCTGTAATGGTATGGTCTGGTTGTGCTAAGGGTTGTGTACTATTAAGGTCAATCTTATCTAGGTTTTTATAGATACCTGCTAGTTTAAGATCTGATTTAGAGGTTTCAAATGACTCAATAATAAAACCTGCTTTAGCGTAGTCACCCTCACACGTAGGATCTATAAACAGATTACGACTATCTCTTACTGACACTGTTGGATGGTTAGCTAATACTTTAGTCACCATCTCTACCTTAGTACCAGTCACCACAACCCTAATAGGCTGTTGGTTCTCTTGTGACATTTGCATACCTAACTTAACTTCTTCAGGTAGCCTATCAAATGCTTGAGGATCACTTGTCTGTAGCTGCATATACTGTTCATACTCAGGTATAACAGACTCGTCCAACATAGCCTCATAGATTGGTTTCTCTTCCTCTACCTCTTCTGCTAAATACTCCCAACCAGTCTTAACAATTACTGTACCCTCATCTACTGCAGTACGAACATACTCATCAATAAAAGCTACCTTATTAATCTTAGTATCAAACT